CGGACCGCTAAATGTACTGTTAGCCATTTTTATTCTCCTCGATCATATAGATCTTGTCATACAGTCTCTATATCGTCTGTCTAGCCAGTCTGTATAACTTGTTATGCTAGAAATAATGGGGCACATTATGTGCCCCACTAAATGATTTACGCTCCTGGTGATCCGAAGATACCTCTCCAGTCAGAGAACCCAAAAGAGTATCTCTCTCTAGCTTTGTATCTAACGTTACCAGTATCGAAGTCGCCTTCCATCGCAGTTCTAATAGGAGCTCTAGTGAACATTTTTAGTCCATTAGGAGCATCTGTTTTAATGAAGAACGCGTCAGTATCAGTTAGGAAGTTGTTTACCACATAACCTTGTGGTACCATTCCCATTGATCTAACTGCGTTTAAGTCATTATCAGCAGTTCCTACTCTACCTGCAGACTTCATTAACCTTTCAGCAACGAACTGAAGGTTTACAGGTATAATCATTTTCATACCTCTAAGAGCAATTTTCATTCCTCTTTCATCCTTCATGTCAGCGATATCAATTAACATCTGCTCAAGCGAAGTTTCGTTTAAGTCAGCTGCAGTCGATAGCTCGTTCTTTTGCGTTCCACTAAGTGTTGGGTGATCAGTAGCGCAAAGCTCCTTATCATCACCACCAAGGAAAGAACTGTTAAACGCTCTGTTAAGAACGTTAGCAGCCTTAATTTGCTTAGTGTTAGCCATAGATCTTGCTAAAGCTTTTGTGTATCTTGTGCTGATTTTGTCGTAAAGGTTATCCTCTACGGCTTCTTCAGTTAATGAGAAAGCCAAAGCGACAGTTTCGTGTGAGTAGCGTGCAGTGAAAGTTTCTTGTGCTTGTTCGTAAACAACACCTGATCCTTCCGGTTTTACTTCTGCGTTGCCAAACCCACCTAGCATCACTTCTTCTTCAAAAGCACGGTCAGAATTTTCTAAATCGAAAATTTCTGTGTGCTGGTTTTCGTATCGGTCATATTCTAATCCGAACAGGGCATTCAAGCCAGGTTCGAGTTCTTTGACCAATTGCATTCTTGAAATTGCCATTATATCTCTCCTCTAGCTATTATGTTCCAGTGATACCTGTGCCTAATTTAACGTGTTCGTTAAACATAACGTACCAGTTAGCATTAGCACTTGAAGCATCATCGTTTTCTGGATCTTTCGTAATCCCAATGATTTTGACCTGTAAGCCAGCTGTAGTAGCTTCTGTTGAATCATCTATCTCGTTTTTAGATAGACCATTAACAGTGCTGCCTGCAGTAAGAACTGTATCAGTATTTTTACCGATGTCAGTTTTGGCTAGTGTGCCATCACATTGAGCTTCAAAAAGCATGTACGGATCATCATAGATATACGCGTCAATATTAGTTGAACCAGAGATCGAACCTGCAGAGGTTACGTTTATGCTCCCTGGATAATAATTTGAGTAAGTTGGCTTTTTGCTAGTTGGGTCAATGTAGAAACAACCATTGAATACACCAAGAATAGTTGCGCCTGAAGCAGTTCCTTTAATTACGTAACCGCCAGACTGTAACACGTGATCTCCTTTAAAGATCGCTGTGCCGTAGTTATCCTCAATAGTGTACATAGTTGTACCCATGTTTTGAACACCACTACCGACTTTGCCAATTGGTCTATACCCAAATGCTGCGTCAATATTAGCCATGATTTTATCCTCATAGTAATTGTTACAACACACTCACCTTGAATGTGTCAGTTTTGTGTAACTTATGTGGAGAAAAAATTAGTTTTTCTTACCGCCACCAAATGTTACGCGAGATCGCCTGCTTTCATTATGTACAGGCATGCTAGGATGTTGGTCCTTGAGTGGATCGTTTGCAACAGCATCATCTTTATCTTGCGTTACTTGCGCAAAATATTGTTTTCGCTGCTCAACAATTTCCTCAGGAATTCTTGCTAGCATCAAACCTCCAACAGCAATAACACCTTGATATCTACCTGATTCCACTTGTGGCCATTCCATGTCAGGATATTCATCTGCTCTCACAAATTCCCATCCTTCCCTTAGTCTAGCGGAAACATTTTTTGAATCCATCTGTCCTATTGTTTCGGCCCTAATCCAGCGGTGTTTAAAACCAGCTGGTGCAGGTGGTGCATCTAACTGTGATGGTGGAGCCCATTGTTTCCTTCGTTCGGTTTTAACTCGGGTTTCAGACTCGCGTGACGGTAGTTTAGTTTTTGTATTTGTATTCATATGCCTACTCCTTCACGTATTTCGCATATTCGCTTAGTGGCACACCTAATTTTTTTGCTATGGCTACCTGTGACGGTGTGAGTCTCACAGAACCTTTGCGCTTGGCTGGCTGTGTGCTTCTGGTTGCAGGAGCAACAGTTTGCGTAGGCGTAGAAACTTGTTCAAATTTATGAGGAAAAGTATCCCTCATTCTTTTGTCAATCTCACTATAATACTCATCTGACTTCGTGTCAAATCCTTCTTCAACTAATTTTCTATGAATTGAAAAGGATGTGAGTGTCATAGGCTCATCTGTTCCAAACCATTCGTTCTTCTCTGCCCAAGCTTCTGCTTTAGGATCAGGTGGAGCTGCTGGTTGTTGTTGAGCTGGTTGTTGAGTTTGTTGAGGCATTTGTGGTTGATTTGGATCAACTCCACGTGCCTCCATTTCTTTTTTCAATCTTTCACGTTGATCCAAGCTTTTCTTTGCTCTGTCAGCATCTACAGCCAAACGTGCTATTTTTTGCTGTGCCTCTACTTGTGCATCTATATCACCAGTATCCATAGCATCTTTTAGCTGTTTTTTAGCCTCTGCTGTTTGAGCTTCCACACGTGATGCAAATTCATTCACATAACCTGTGTCAAGCAATTTTGCTCTTTGTTGCAGTTTAGTTTGCTCTGATTGTAACCCCTGGGCAAACTCTATTGCAGCTTGTTCTCTTCTTTCTGATTCTCGTAGTTTTTTAGTTAGTTTATCAATCCTCGATTGAACTTTTTTACCGTAGTCATCCATCTCTCCTTGAGATGCACTTTCTTCTACTACAACTTCTTGTTCTTGTTGTGGTTGAGATACTACTTCCGTTTCTTTTGCCTCTGGTATTTCCACATCAACTGATGGACCATCAGATGGTAAATCAATCATTTTAGCGTCAGCTGATTCTTGTGTCTCTACTTTTGGCTGTGCGTCTGCAGGCATTTATCCTCCTGTTTATCTAAATTGCAAGATATCCTCTGGGTCTTTTACCACAGCGATTATCTCGTCCTCGTTAAGTATTCTCACTTCACCACCTTCTATCCCAAACCTAGATCCTGCATAACGACCAAATATAATCCAATCATTCTGGTCCCATTTTAAGAACCAATCCTGTGACCGTTGTGTAGCCACGTTCTTCCATTGTTTGATCAGCTAATATTACACCACCTTTTGTTTTACCTTGTCCTTTGTATGGCAAAACTAACAAACGCCAACCAGTTGGTTCTGGTAAACGTTCTAATACTTTTTCTGTTGGTAAGTGTTCTATATCTTTTGTAGCATCTTCTTGTATTTTTTTAAGAAATCTATTCTCTTTTTCTTCTGCTACTTTATTATTTGCGTCAGCTTCTACTGACAAATCTTTTTCTTCTAACGCAAATCTACGTTTCGGTAGTTCCTTGTCTGTCATCGTTTTCCTCATCTTTCTGCAGGTCTTGAATCTCCTGTTCCATTATTGCATAGGCTTTGTATTCGCCTACGGTTTTATTATATTCATCCCAGCTAGGTAATCCAGCTGCTATGACTTCTTTCAACTCTTCCTTGCGCGTTCTAATCCTTTTCAAGATTATGTAGATCGCAGTCTCATCTCTCATTAAAATAGTCTATATACTAACAGTTCCATTTACGCAAAGCTTTATTTATTCTAGAGTTAGGATCTCTAGCTGTCTTTGCACTTGTTCTTCTCTTCTTCATACCCTCCATTCTTGCACAAAAAGATTTACGTCTTTTTGCAGCTTTAGAACCTTTCTTTAACTTTGATGGTTTTGTTGTAACAGCCATCTTAAGTTTAGAACCTGGGTTTGCAGCACGATATGATGCAACTCCTTTTCTATTTAACCCACCAGATTTACTCTTACCTTCTTTTCGTTGCCAAGCTGGTGTTGCCATTACTTTTTCTTTATAATTTTACTTAAAGTTTTAGCTTGTCCTGCGTGAGCTTTAGATGCTTTTTTTAAAGCTGATACAACTTTTTTTACTTTTTTTACTTTGGTCTTTTTCATTTTATTTTAAAACTAGGAAATTCTTTAATTCTACCCGCATAGTAACTTCTATAACTAGGATTGGATAGTTTTACACCATCATAAGATCCAGATATGTTTGGTCCAATATAACCACCAACAGCTTTTTTTATCGTTGCTACATTCGATGGTTTTGGTCCAGTGTTAGAAGCTTGTTGTTTTCTTTTTACAGCAGATGCCTTTTGACCTTTGCTCATAGCTCTAGCTTTTGCTATTGGCACACATTTAGGATAGTTTTTCCTTTTCTCACCACCAGATCTACCACATTTAGGATATGATCCATCTGGTTTCTTATTGGCTATGTCTACCCAATTTTCTTGTACCCAAGATCTAAGGCCTTTTTTTGCCATTAAGTAAATAGTTTTGTTTGTTTTCTTTTACTAGGATCAACAGCACCACAACCAGCTGCAACTATACTAGCACTACCACCATTTCCAAAATTTACTTTTCTTTGACCAGAAACCTTTTTTCTAGATTGTGATATGCCATTGCTATTGTAACCACCAGCAGCTTTTTTCTTTTTAT